GCCACCTCTACACGCATACCCACTGGCTCAATGTTCGTGACGGACGAAACGGAACTGTTGACCAGCTGAACACCATGTACAATCGGTACAAGATGTGTCCGGCGTACATCTTGCCCCATTGGGCGGAGTTCAAGAAAAAGGTACAGTCTTATTTGAATGCAGATTCTGCATCCACAACACCTATTCCTGCAACAAAGCAGCTTTACCGAGTGAGAAAGTCTTGGGCAGATGCAAAGTCGCAGCTTGGTGCGTATTCCTCTTTGGAGAATGCGAAGAAAGCCTGCAAGGTCGGATATTCTGTATTTGATGCCAATGGAAATGTAGTCTACACCAATGGCGGCAAGTTCACCAAGGGACAGAAGGTTGCCATTCGTGCCAACACACCTCTGTTCGCCAGTGCAGAAACTACATCTGTAACCAGAAGAATCAGCGGCACTTACTATCTGTATGACGGTATTGCCTGCAAGAACGGTCGTTATCGTATCACCACAAAGCCGGAGTTCTGCGGAAAGACACCAGTGGGACAGTATGTGACCGGTTATGTTTCTTGGGATAATTTCAATCAGTGAGGATTCTTTTATGGAACAACAAAAATTGATGGATGAACTGAATTACCATCGTGCTCAAAAGCTGACTGATGCGTTATATCATTCCGGTTTGATTTCCTTTGAGGAATATGACAAATTAACGCTCAAAAATCGGAATTCTTTCTCTCCAATTTACGTGGACTTATTGCCGAAAACGCTTGCAATTCCGCCGAAAAAGAGGTAATATGGACACGTCAAAAGGAGGTGCAGAAGCATGAAAACTATTACCAAAATTGAGGCAAATCGCTCCGCAGCTGTTCATCGAAAATGTCGTGTAGCGGCTTATTGCCGTGTTTCCACAGAGCATGATGACCAGATAGAAAGTTTGGAAACACAGAAGGCACATTATGAATCCTGGATCAAACTGCATACAGAGTGGGAATCCGCCGGCATCTTTTATGATGCTGGCATTACTGGAACAAAAGCAGAAATTCGTCCTGGACTGCAAGACCTTTTACAGGCTTGCCGCATGGGCAGGGTAGACCGCATTCTGGTGAAATCCATCAGTCGGTTTTCCAGAAATACGGCGGAGTGCCTCGCTCTTGTTCGGGAACTATCAGGAATTGGGGTTTCCGTTTTCTTTGAAAAAGAAAACATAGACACCGGCAGTATGGAAAGCGAATTGTTTCTGACGATACTCAGCAGCATGGCAGAGGAAGAATCTTTATCCATATCCAGAAATGAGAAGTGGTCGGTACAGCACCGGTTTCAAAACGGTACCTATGTGTCATCGTCTTTCCCTTACGGGTATTGCAGAAATGACAGGGGAGAGATGGGACTCGAACCCGAGGAGGCAGAAATTGTGAAATACATTTTTTCTGCCTTGTTATCCGGAAAAAGTTCTTGTCAGATTGCAGATCTGTTGGAACAGCAGGGGATTCCCTTCAAGAATGGACGTCATTGGTGTGATGCTGCGATTCGTGGAATTGCCGGCAATGAAAAATATGTGGGAGATGTTTTGCTGCAGAAAACGTATACCGATGCACATTTTCATCGGCACAAAAATCATGGAGAAGTGGAATGTTATCTTCTTTCAGATCATCACATACCGATTGTTAGTCGGGAAACTTTTGCAAAAGCAAATGCAGTCATTCGACAGCGAGCTGCCGAAAAAGGCATTGTGTATGGTACAGGAAAGTATCAAAAGCGATATGCTTTTTCCGGAAAGGTGATTTGCGGCAAATGCGGCAGCACTTGCAAACGCAGGATCCACAGCGGCAATGAAATTGCATGGACGTGTGCGGCTCATATTGAAAGTGCTCAAAAATGTCCTATGAAATATGTGCGGGAGGAGGTATTGAAAGCCGCTTTTGTTACGATGTTGAACAAACTGATTTTCAGCAGAAAGCACATTTTGAAACCATTGTTAGAACAGCTGAAAACGAACAGCAATGATGAAAATGTCCGGCGAATGCAGGAACTGCAAAAGCAGCTGGAATCTCATGCTGAAAAGAAAAACACACTGCACCGTTTGTATGCACAAAAGGTCATAGATCCTGTTTTATTCCGGCAGGAAATGAATGCTTTGCAGAAGCAAGCGGAGTCCTGCCGTATGGAAATTGCACAGTTGGAACAGGAAACACATGGAGAAACTGAGATAATTGCAGAATTAAAACAGCTGCTGCGATTTACAGAGCAGCATTCTGCAATGTTGACAGAATTTCAGGAGACATGGTTTTCTGCATTTGCAGAACAAATAATTTTGTATGATCGGAATCATATTGGATTTCGGCTCAAATGCGGTTTGCTGTTAAAGGAGGAAATTTGATGGGACAGATTCCTTACGGCTACCGAATTGAAAACGGTGCTGCTGTGATTATACCGGCAGAGGCAGCACAGATTCGCCTTATTTTTCAAAATTATATTGCTGGTATGAGTTTACAGTCGGCAGCAAGAGCAGCAGGTCATCCCATGGCACACAGCACTGTTCGTCGAATGCTGCAGCGAAAATGCTACCTTGGAGATGCTTTTTATCCGGCAATTCTGGACAAAGAAACATATGCTCGGGCAAATGCAGAGTGGCAGCATCGTGCAGATGTAATGCAGCGACTTGGAAAAACGAGGAGAAAGCCAGTATGTCCACAGACAAAATTTTTGTTGGAACTGCCGCAGCAAATACCAGAATTAGATGGAAATACGCCATTTCAGCAGGCAGAATATCTTTATCATTTGATACAAAACAAGGAGTAATGCAACAATGCCAAAGGTCACTACAATTCCACCCCGAAAGCAAAGAAATCATGCTGTAGCGTCACAGGAAACTCGAAAGATTCGTGTGGCAGCCTATTGCCGTGTTTCCACGGATACAGAGGAACAGGCAACCAGCTATCAGGCACAATTGCACATTATGAGGAAGTCATTCACAGGAATCCGGAATGGGTCTTTGCTGGAATCTATGCCGATGACGGCATCAGTGCAACCTCCACAAAACATCGGGAACAGTTCCATCAGATGATTCAGGACTGCATGGACGGAAAGATTGATATGCTCATCACAAAATCCATCAGCCGATTCGCCAGAAACACAGTAGATTGCCTGAATTACATCCGACAGCTGAAAGCACAAAACATTCCAATCTATTTTGAAAAAGAGTCCATCAACACAATGGATGCGAAAGGGGAAGTGCTGATTACCATTATGGCATCTCTGGCACAACAGGAATCAGAATCTCTGAGTCAGAATGTCAAACTGGGAATGCAGTATCGGTTTCAACAGGGAAAGGTGATGGTCAATGCCAGCTGTTTTCTTGGCTATGATAAGGACGAAAACGGAGATCTTGTGATCAATCCGGAACAAGCGGAAACGGTAAAACGAATCTATCGGGAGTATCTGGAGGGAGCAAGCTGTCAGCAGATCGCAAGGGGACTGGAACGGGACGGTATCCGAACAGCAAGAGGAAATACCCGATGGCATGACAGTTCGATTCGGTTAATTCTGGAAAATGAAAAGTATATGGGAGATGCCCTTCTGCAAAAAACATATACTGTGGATTTTCTCAAGAAAAAACGCATTAAAAATAACGGTGAAATGCCGCAGTATTATGTGGAGGACGATCATGAGGCAATTATTCCCAGAGTATTGTTCTTACAGGTGCAGGAGGAAATTGCAAGGCGTGGTTCACAGGTGGATTGTATGGGCAGACGGCGTGGATTTAGTGCAAACCACTGTTTTACTGGTTTGCTTTACTGTGCCGAATGCGGGGAACAATTCCGCAGAATCCATTGGAATAACCGAGGCAGCAAATCTGTAGTGTGGCGATGTATGACCAGATTGGAGAAAAAAGGAGCGTGTCATGCACGAACAGTCTATGAGGAATCTTTGAAACAAGCCTTTGTGGATGCTTTGAATCAATTGACAGGAGGCAGTGAAACATACCTTTCTATCTTACAGGAAAATATGGCTGAGGTGATTGAAATGGAACAATCCGATCTGCCCGAGGAAATACAGAGAAAGTTAGATGTTCTTCAGAAAAAGTTGATCGAATGTGCAGAACGGCATGAGGATTATGAGGAGATAGCACAGGAGATCTTTCGGCTGCGAGAGCAAAAGGAACAGGCTTTAAGGGAAAATGTTTCTCAACAGGAGCAGAAAGACCGTATGCGGGAACTGCAGGAATTTTTGGTTGCTCAGCCGCATCAGATTGCCGAATTTGATGAAACACTGGTTCGGCATCTACTTGCAAAAGTAACGGTTTCTTCCGATCGACTGAATTTTACATTTCAATCAGGTGTCGCGGTTTCCATTGAAAAGTGAACCACTTCAAAAATCCTCCTTTGCAAAATATAAAAGCAGGGGAGGATTTTTAGATTTTATAACGGCATTGTTGTCTTGATTTCTCCTTAAATTTATGGTATACTAAGAAAAAACGGAGGTGCTGCATCATGGGAATCTATCTGAACCCGGGAAATGATTTGTTTTACTCTACGGTCACTTATTCTGAAATTTATGTGGATAAGACCATGTTGATTTCTTTCACCAATAAATGTTTGTTTGGAGAAAACAAGGAGATCTGCGTCAGCCGTCCCAGAAGATTTGGAAAGTCGATGGCAGAGAATATGCTGACGGCTTATTACAGCAAGGGCTGCGATTCGAGAGAATTGTTTTCCAAGTTTCAGATCGCACAGACACCGGATTTTGAAAAGCACCTGAACCGGTATAATGTGATTCACATCGATATGCAGAAATTCCTTGGCAGAACCAAAAATGTCCATGAAATGCTGGACTTCTTGCAGAAACGTGTGCTAAAAGAGATGAAACAGACATTCTCCGTGATAGAGCCGGAAGAAACCAGTTTGATTATTGCGTTGGAAGATCTGTACGGTCAATGTGAAGAAAAGTTTATCTTCATCATTGACGAATGGGATTCCATTTTCCGGGTGCATCGGGATAATGCGACTGCTCAGAAGGAGTACTTGGATTTTCTTCGGGATCTTCTGAAAGGGCAGCCCTATGTGGCACTTGCCTATATGACCGGCATTCTCCCAATCAAGAAATACGGTCAACATTCTGCACTAAATATGTTTGACGAATACGCTATGACCAATCAAAAGCGATTGGCAGCATTTACGGGCTTTACGGAAGAGGAAGTTCAGCATCTCTGTGAGCGTTATCATATGTCTTTTGAACAAACGAAAGATTGGTACGATGGCTATAATGTCAATGGTGTATCCATTTATAATCCAAGATCTGTAACATCAGCGATGATGAACGGCATCTTTGACAGCTACTGGACACAGACAGAAACCTATGAGGCTTTGAAAATGTACATCGTCCGCAATGAGAACGGCTTGCGGGATAAGATCATTCGAATGATTGCCGGAGAACACATTTCTATTAACACGAAAACATTTCAGAATGATATGTGTACTTTTGAAACTGCAGACGATATTCTGACTTTGCTGGTGCATTTGGGCTATCTGACTTACGACTTCGATACAAAAACTGCCTGGATTCCCAACAAAGAAGTGCGGCAGGAATTTCTCAATTCCATCCAGGGGCAGGAGTTCCAGACGGTCAACAATGCCATTCATCGTTCCGATAAGCTGCTGCAATTGACGCTGGCACAGAATGCGGAAAAAGTGGCGGAAATGCTTCAGGAAGTTCACAGCGAAAACTGTTCTGTGATTCAATACAACGATGAAAATTCGCTGGCTTGTGTGCTGAGTTTGGCATACTATTCCGCACAAGACAGCTATGCGATTTATCGGGAATTGCAGGGTGGGGAAGGCTTTGCGGATCTGGTATTTATACCGAGAACTGGAAACCATAACCCGGCAATGATCGTGGAACTGAAATGGAATCAAACCACTGGTATTGCACTGGAACAAATCAAAGACCGAAAGTATATTCGCTGTTTGAAGGACTATTATGGAAAAGTGCTGTTTGTTGGCGTGAACTATGATAAGAAGAGTAAGAAACATACTTGTCAGTTTGAGATGGTGGAAATTTGAAAAGATTTATAGACAGACTTGACAGAACATATATTGAATGCAAATATTAGGTTGAAAACCATAAAAAGCACAAGCAAATCCACTATTAATTGTCACATCCTAAACTTATGAAAGGTACTCGTGTATTTGCTAAAACTTACAGTGGATTAGTAGCTATATATTTGGTAGACTAAGAAGGATTAAAATATGGGAAGCATTATTGATTTTAGTGGTATAAAAAATTGTGAACAAGCCATCAGAAAAACATGGGATGAATTTAGGGAATGTTTAGCAGCTGGTGTATTTTCTTATGATGAAATTGAAAAAGCTAAAAAGCAGAAATTTTTAATGGTATATGATGATCTATTTTATAAACATTCTGGTATTGACCAAAGTACGATTGTTTTTAAGGATTTGAAAGATAAGCTAATGGGAAGAGGTGCTATATTGAAAAATGATGAGATTCCTAATTATGATCGTTTTCTTCCTAAAGAAGAGTATATCAAAGAAGATAATCGTTTTAGCCCTCCTCATGTGGAATGGCTTTATTTGGCGGTTGGCAATGATAATGACATTCACGAATGTGCACAGGCTGAATGTCGAGCCAAAAGAGGAAACATGTTTGGATTTTGTCATTTTCAACGAGACACCAAATATGATATGTGCAAATTAGTAGATCTAACCATTGCAGACGATATTTCTTATGTAGAATTAAATGCAACTTTAGAAAAATATGTACAAACGCAAACTAAAAAACGTAAAAAAATTATAAAAGCAACAGGTTTTCCTCCTAAAATAAACATCGATCAAAAAGAATTTGAAAAAGTCGTTACTCAGTGGATTGTATACACTTATGTAAAATTACTATCGGCACAAATTTTCAAGCCACTCGATAATTGCGATAATAAAGCAATTACTTATGCCCCGTTTCAAACAATTGCTCAATATTATATTTCATTGGGATATTCTGGTATTGTTTACGATAGTACCGTATGTTTGAAGGGAAAGAATATAGTGTTATTTGACAAGCATATGGCCTGTCCAGTAGGGACTATAGAAAACTACAAAATATTGTAAGTCTGGAAAGTCGATTAGATGTATTCTTACAAACAATTTGAATAAGAAAATGGTTATGACCTTGTTGCTGTAATCGACAAATAGTAAGGAAATTTAGCCTATTGTATTGAATCAGTTTAAGATGGTAGAGATATACGCTATTTGCGAGAAAAATTCAAATTGCTTATTCAATAGGGTTGTATGGGCAATTTAACGAAAATGCAAACATCAAAATCAAGGTGTCGTTGCACGTTGAGTGCGTGGTATTGATGTCAAGAAAGTAAGGATGATGGGTGAAAAAGTGCTGATTTTTCGGCACTTTTTTCTTTTTAGAGGATATTTGAAAGGTAGCTGAGATGCCTTTTTTCTGTATGCGGGAACAAGTCAGGATAAGATCAGAAATACACGAAATTGAAATTGACACAACGCATACAAGCTGAGAACGTATCAGGAAACAAATCCAGAACGATAAAAAACCATGCTGGGAGAGCATTTCTTCCTAGCATGGTTTTTTCTATGAAATGTAGATTTCTTCGTAAAATCCGCCCATTTATTTGCAGAAATTTCAGACAAAACAGCATCGAATCTGCTATCATTATAGCAGATTTTCAGAAAAAGTAAAGTATATATTTCTGAAAATTCATGAATAAATCATCAGAATCGGAGAAAAAGCAGGAGTTTTCTTGCTTTGAACAGTCCGAAAACTTGTCAGGAGGGATTTCAAATGCCGAGAAGAGGCAGCAACATTTACAAGAGAAAAGACGGTCGGTTTGAGGGGCGTGTCCCGATTGGTCATAAGGAAGATGGGTCGCTGAAATACAAATTTGTGTATGCCAGAACGCTTTCCGAGGTAAAGGAAAAGATGGCACAATTTCGAGCTGTTTTGCAGAGCCAGCCAGTTTCTGCTTTGAAATTGACCGTGGCAGAGGCATCTCGTCAATGGCTTTCTGCGGCAAAACTGCGTGTGAAACCGTCTAGTTATGCGCACTATGAGAATGTCATTCGCAATCACATTCTTCCGGATCTCGGAACAAAGTATCTCACGGATATGACGACACATCAGCTAAATGATTTTGTCTATGAGAAACTGCAAAGCGGTCGATTGTGCGGAACTGGCGGACTTTCCGCTCGGTTTGTACAGGACATTATGCGGGTTTACCACAGCATAGAACAGTATGCGGTGCAGGAGTATCACATTCATGGAACACATTTCACTATGCCGAAAGCAGAGAAAAAGCAGCTGGATGTTTTGTCTTCTGAGGAGCGAAAGAAGTTGGAGCAATATCTTCTTCAGACAGGGTTGACCATTGATCTGGCGATTCTGCTGTGCTTGTTCACCGGTTTACGTGTAGGTGAATTATGCGGCTTACAATGGAGTGATATTGACTTTGAAAACGGAACACTATCCGTGAAGCGAACTGTGCAGAGGGTCTATCGAAATGGCTGTTCAGAGGTACTGATTGGCTCTCCCAAAAGCAGAACTTCTGTGCGGACAATTCCGATTCCATCCTTCTTGTTGACACTGCTGGAGAAGAAAAAACGGCAGGATTTTTTGTACCTGATTACTGGGAAAAGCAAACCGGCAGAACCGAGAACCATGCAGTATCGGTTTCAGAAAATCCTGAAACTTTGTGGTATCCGGAAGGTTCCATTTCATCTGCTTCGACACACTTATGCCACAGATTGTATTGCCCATGGGTTTGATGCAAAGACGCTGAGTGAATTGCTAGGACACGCTGATGCCAGTATTACTTTGAATCGATATGTGCATTCTTCTATGCAAATGAAGCAGGAATATGTAAAGCGACTGCAATTGACGGGATAATGTTTCGCCGTCAAAAAATCGTATGGAAAATGCAAAAAGTATCGGAAACAGCGTGATTTTTTAGGCTTGAATGGTCAATGGGCGGATTTTACGAAACAAAAATGCTTCTTTCCTTTTAGTATCTCCAGTGATAAACCATCTATTCTTCTTGCTTTTTGGGATTTTTTATGGTATTATGGAAATAGAGAGAGAAAGCTAAGAAAGGGGCACATTACGTGATTCGAATTGCAATGTGTGATGATGAAACCATGTTTCTTCAAACATACCAGAAAAAAGTCTCAGAATTATTTCAGGAGCATAATGTAGACTGCAAAATTGATACATACACAGATACCGTACGATTTTTGGAACATTGTGAAAAAACGTCTTATGATCTCATTTTTCTGGATATTGATATGCCGGAGCTGTCCGGAATCCAGCTTGCTTCTAAATTCCGTGACAATGGGTTGAATACGACACTTGTATTTGTGTCCAGCCATGATGATTTCGTATTTGAAACATTTCGCTATAATGCGTATCGTTTCGTTCGCAAGAATAAACTTCTCAGTGATACACAGGAAATGATTTCTTCTTTCTGTGCTTCCTTAAAAACAAAATCTGTTATAGTTCGACTTGATTTGGATCAGCAGAGGACACTCGAACAAAAAGTTTCAGGCATTGCATATTTCTATTCCATTCGACATGATATCTATTTTGTAACTGCACAAAAGAAATCGATTCGGCTTGCAATGCACACATACACGATGAATGAATTGGAAAGACAGTTTACAGAAAAAGGCTTTATTCGAGTACATAGAAGTTATCTGGTGAATTATGCTTGGATTTTACAAATCAAAGGAGATCAGGTGTACCTGAAAAATTGTCAAGATAAAATACCATTAAGCCGAAGCAGAAGTGAGGAAGTAAAATTACAGTATCAGCGATTGATTCGGGAGGAGGGTGTATTATGATTTGGCAATGCACAGAAATTCTTGCAGTTATCGTGGAATGTATGATTGTTACACGGATGCTGATTCAATACTTTAAGTTTCGATCGGATAATTGCCGCATTTTAAAATGGCTTCTCCTGTTTTCGTTGTTGTTTGCAACAGACATGGCAGGAACTTTCGGAATGGCAAACGAAACATTTTTGATTTCCAGTTGTTTGTTGATTGAGATTGCGTTTTCTGCGATTTTTTTGAAAGGAAACATCTTTGAGAAAATTCTGATTTCCGTAATCAATTACGTTTTAGTATATTTTATCAATCTTCCGGTAATGTCAGCAATTAGTGCAATTACGGGCATTCCAATGTTACAGCTTCAAATGTCCCAAAATGTAGAACGTGTGGTTTGTTTGTTTATTACAAAAATATTGTACTTTGCTGTGACGCAGTTTATTTTGTCATTCCGCAAGAAGGAAGAATATCATTTTAGCCGTAATGAATGGATCATGATATTATCAGCATTTATGATAACGCTTCTGATCGGGATATCTATGTATATGATTACAGTTGGCGGAAAGACAACAGAGTATATCTATGTTGCGGTTACATTGCTGATTTCCTGTTTGGATGCTGTTATTTTTATATTTCTGAGAAAGATGAACCGCACGAGTCAAATTGAAAAAGAACGGGATATTATGGAAATCCAATTGCAGCGGCAGCAAGATGAAATGCAGCATTTGCAGCAGCAGTATGAAGAAATCTCAATTCTTCGTCACGATTTTCGGAATGGAATCGATTGTTTGTGCGGTATGATAGAACAGGGAGATTGCTCCGGAGCATTGGCGTATGCGAAACGATTTAAGGAGCGAAAAGTAAATACAATTTTGTCGCAAGTACAATGCTCAAGTACCATGTTAAATGCGGTTGTAAATGCAAAATTCAATGATGCACAATCCAAAGGAATCGATACCTCATTGCGGTTAGTCGTTCAAATTCCCCATGATTTGGAGTTCGATCTTAGCATCATGCTGTCTAATTTGCTGGACAATGCCATAGAAGCCTGTGAGAAAAATCCGTCAAATGCACAGATACTTCTGACAATTTCAGAAGAGGCAGGCTATTATCGGATTGTGGTCAGAAATACAATTGCCGCATCTGTTTTGAAGAAGAATCAGGAATTAAAAACAGAAAAAGCAAATAAAAAGCTGCACGGCTGGGGACTGCGTTCTGTTACGGATCTTGTATCAAAACGAAATGGATTGATTGATTTTTATGAGAAAGAAGGGATGTTTTATGTAGATATTCTTCTTCCAATAGAGGAAAATCTGCATTTGGGGGACTAAAACCTGCATTTGGGGAACAAAGTATTGATTTTTACGACAAAATGCGATATGATTGACTTATCGGAAAGAAGGTGATAAAAATTATCACATTTCTTGGAAAGTCCATATCGCATTTTTTATGCAAAAAAAAAGTGATTGCGGAACAAGAAGTCGAAGTTTATCAATATGGATTTGAAATTTTAATTTCAACAACTTTAGGATTGTTAATTACAGTGGCAATCGGAATAGTTTTAAATATGTTTTTCTTATCCGTATTGTACTATGTAATATTTGTTATGGTTCGTCAGTGGACTGGCGGTTACCATGCAGATTCATACCTGAAATGTAACATTACATTTGCAGGGATCACATTCTTTACGTTAGGTATGACAAAACTCAGTGATATGAGTGAAATGTATAGCCTAACCATACACGGATTAATGTTAGTTTTTGCATTGCTGAGCGTATGGAAATATACACCGGTAGAAAATCCGAACAAGCCTTTAACGAAGGAACAAAAGAAAAGGAATCACAAAGTAGCTCTTATTGCTATAATTATTTTGGAAGCATTGAGCTGTGGTTTATATGTATTTTTTCCTAAAGTTTCGGCTTTGATTGCGTATACATTGTTCAGCATTGCAGTACTAATTTTAATATCAAAAAACAGAAAAGGGGGGAATGAATATGAGTAAGATTCAGAATGCAATACTGAAAAAAATTGCTGGCATTGGAAAAGGTGCCGCAGTTAAGGCGGCAGGAGCAGCTTCTTGGGGCGGTTGTCACCAGCCGAAAGAACCGAAGGCTCTGCAGAATCTGAAGAAGTAAAGCAGAGTAATTTCAGATTTCACATTGAGGTTATCATTCTTTTTGCTCTGAATATGTACGTACAAGATCTTGGGTTAGAGTGTAGAAAGATGGCTTCTTTTGAGAAATACATACGAACATTCACTTGCTATTTCTTTTATGAGATCAGCGTGATTCAGAAAGGAGTTTCTTATGAAGCTGAAAAAGATTGCAATTGCTGTAATTGCAACAATGACAATGGCTACCGGTGCAATGGGAATTACTGCAAATGCTGCCGGCTTTTCGTTCAACTTTTCCCGTGGACAATCAGGTTATTCGAGTGCTGTAAAAAAGACGAACTACAATAGTTACGCCGCTGTAACTCCTACATCCGGTAACCTTTCCTCAACTGCATACATTTATGTACGCACGTACAATCAGGGCAAGACCTCTGCTCTTTCGTCTTCATATAAGCTGAGCAAGGTAAACAACAATACCACAAAGGTTTTCTATTCTTCCACAACTCCGAGTTATAACACCTCTGTTTGCCTGAAGGGAAATTGTGGCTATGATGCTGCTTGGGTTGCAGGTGCATGGACTCCGTAAACGTTTCATACCAATTATACATGATAGATCCATTAAGTGGAACTTACGTGTAAGGCATTCTTTTTGTTCGTGATAATAGAAGGAATTTCGCTCTAATACCACTTACAAAAGATATGTGACTTTTGTTGTAAAATTTCTGAAAAAAGTATAGTTTTATGAAAGCAGGTTCCGATACTATATCATTGTGTAGTATAAGTGCCTGCTTTTTTTATCAAGTCAACACAGTCACTATTTTGTGCAAGGATGCTAAAAAATGACGGAAAGGAGTATCCAGAATGAAAAAGCAAATTTTAATTGTGCCAATTTTGTCTTGTATGCTGTTTACAGCGTGTTTTCCTACCAGCGAATCGGCACATCGTCAGAATATGTCATCTTTGAATGTCGAAGAAATGAATCAGTCTCCATATGACAATTTGACATACCAGTTTTCTATTCCAGAAAATTATACGCAAAATGTTCCCGAGGTACAATGTAAATTGAAATTATTCGAGGGAAAGGATATGGAATCCTTGTTTTTCGGAAATACAAAACAGGTATATCAAAAAGAACAAACATCAGAAAGTATGTATATTCCCGGGAAGGACTACTATCATTTATATCAGACACAGGATAATACCACGCTGTGTTATGATGCAGGTAGCATTCTGTACGCTACGGAAAAATCCGATGACTACTATAGCTATTTTGCGTATTATTATGACTTGTCCTGTTCAGAAGAAAACATGCGTGTCCTGATGCCAGAAAAAGAATTGAATACTTTTTCCTCTGAGGATGCTCTTGCATATATGCAAAATCTGATAGAAACGTTAGATTTACCTGTGGCAAGCACACCAGAGATATATGCTCTCAATCAGAATTGCGTCGAGAATACAAAAACAAATGTTGGTGTGGATATTCCGTGGGATGACGAGGCAGATGCGTATATGCTTGTGTACCCAACGGAAATAGACGGCGTTGCTGCTGCCAATTATACAATTTCTTCTTCTGTCAGCGATACGACCGAAGGACGCCCGTCAAAGTTGGTCAGCGTGTTCAGCAAAAATGGGCTGGAGTATCTGGAATGCAGTTATGCAATGGAAAAAACAGAGGAGGGGGACAGCAGTCAGATCTGCTCTCCGGAACAGGCAATTGAACGAGTGAAATCTCATATGGAATCTATGGCTGTGAATGAAGATGAATCAAAAGGTACAGAAACACTGTCTGGGTGCAGTTTGAAGTGGAATGTTCTGGAACAAAAAGAGGATGTACTGCAATTACAGCCTGTCTGGGTATTTATTTTGGATTCTGTGCTCCCCAATAATGATGGGACTTTTACACATTATTATAGTACGATGTGTGTGGATGCACTGACTGGTGAGTTGTATTAGTGAGGTGCTGTATGCAGATATTTTTTTCTTATATCAAACGATTACTTTTGTCGCCTCTTTTTTATCTGGCAATTGTCATGGTCAGTGTTATCTGTTGGTTTGGTATGCAGGAGGAGAATGCACGCCCCGGCGTGATTTATGCGTTTGATCTCATGCTGGACATCAGCTCTTACCGAAAATTGATGATGTTGTTTGCAACGATTCCGTTTGGAACGGTTTATTGCAGAGAACGAAACACAAAAATGGCAAATTTTATTTTGTATCGTTCCTCTTTGTCAAAGCATTTGTCAGTTTATCTGGTGATGCAGTTTGTATCCTCTTTTCTCATTGTGTTTTTGGGAATTTTATTGTGCATCGGGCTTTTTTGCATACGAGGCACACTGTATTGCTATGATGGAAATGATTATACCGGAACATTTGGTGCACTTCTCAATGAAAAAGACGTGGGGCTGTACTTGTTTTTCCGAACGTTTCATTATGCCTACAGCATTGCTGTGTGGTCGCTTTCCGGTCTGGCAATGTCTGCCTGCTTTTTGAATGCGTATTTGGCGGTTTGTGCCCCGCTTGTTTTCAGTTATGTGTTGGAGATGATTACAATTGAATCAAAGTTCCTGCCGAACTTATGGTATCTGTCTTTGAGTTACACAGATTTTTCCTCTAATCCGTGGCTGGCATCTGCTTATATTATTCTTGTATTTTCGTGCCTTGGCATAGTATTCTCATTTGTTTTTTGGCAAATTGCAAAAAGGAGGGTGCAGGATGTCATTCATTAAAACAACCATTTGCATTTGTTTGCAGAACTTCAGAAAATGGCAAAAGGACTATCGCATTTGGACGATTGCCGCAATCCTGTTTATTTTGATTCTGGAAAATACGAGAAAATTTTCCGATTTGAGTGCTGATTTAGGCGTTTCGTCTTCTATATGGCAGTATCCGTTTCTGTATTCGCAATATCATCTGAAATTGATTTTTACGCTGCCGCTGCTTTTGATGTTTTGTAATGCACCTTTTATCGATCAAAACGCATTATTTCTTATTGTAAGGTGTAAACGAAAGGCATGGATCACTGGGCAAATTTTGTACATTATTGTATCCAGTGCGGTTTACTATCTGTTTATCTTTTTGTGTACTGTGATTACCGCACTTCCTTCATCGGAACTTTCTATGGATTGGGGGAAATGTCTCTATACAATTGCATACAGTAATGCAGCATCACAATTAGGATATTCGTTTATCTCTGTCGCCGGCTATGTGATTGACTACTTTACACCGATACAGGCGGTTTGGTTTACATTTTTATTATCATGGCTTATGGCAATTTTCATTGGATTATTGATTTACTTTTTGAACACCATCAGCAGTAAACGCTATTTGGGGAGCATCGTCAGTGGAATTATTATCTTATTTAGCTGCTATGTAGAGGCATTCGGTTCTGATAAGCAATTGTATTTTTCTCCGGTTTCCTGGAGTACACTGAATCAGGTTGATGTTGCCGGAAAAACAAATCATCCTTCCTTCTATTATTGTGTTGGCGTTTATTGTGGTCTTTCTTTGTTATTGATCGTTTTGCTTTTAGTGTTTAGAAAAAGATGGAAAATGGATATTGATTCAAAGTAAGGACAGAAAGGAAAGCAAATGAATTACGTGATTCAAGTTACAGATCTGGTCAAATCATTTGGGAAAGAAATCGTGCTGCATCATATCAATGTGAACTTTGCGTCCGGAAAAATACATGGTATTATTGGACGAAACGGCAGTGGTAAAACCATGTTGATGAAATGCATCTGTGGATTTATTCCAGTCACATCCGGGAAAGTCACTGTATTTGGAAAAGTGATTGGAAAAGACGTTGATATTCCGGATAATATAGGGGCTATTATTGAAACCCCCGGATTTCTTCCGGAGTATAGTGCTTATCGGAATTTAAAATTTTTAGCGGATATTAACGGAAAAGCCTCAAAAGAAAACATCCGAAATGCCATGCAATCGGTTGGGCTAGATCCAGACAGCAGAAAACACGTTGGAAAGTTTTCACTGGGTATGCGGCAGCGACTGGGATTGGCACAGGCAATCATGGAAGATCCTGATTTGCTGATTCTGGACGAACCCATGAATGGATTGGACAAAGACGGCGTACAGGATATGCGAAGCTACTTGCTCCATCTAAAGGAACAGGGGAAAACCATTCTTTTGGCATCCCATTCGGCGGAAGACATTTCTGTGTTGTGCGATACCGTTTGTGAGATGGATAAGGGAAAATTGACAATTATTTCATAGATAATCGGCGGTGATATTGTTCAACCCCTAAAAAGGGCAGTTTTGTCCGGCAAACAGCTGGGCAGGACTGCCTTTTCTATTTTTTTCAAGCAGCATACAATCCGGCGAAATGACCGGTTTTGTATGCTGCTTTTTCTTTCTCCTGCCTGTTCATATAAAATTTACATCTAAAACCTTCCCATTTTGCTTCTCTCAATTGTCTTAGTAATTTCAGGAGGGCAAAAAAGGGCTTCTCAAAACTGAATATGGAGGGGGGGAAAATAATGTCTGCTCCCTCACGTGATGATGATCAGCTGAAACTTGAGATTTTCGATAGTTTCAGTAAAACAGTGATGAGAAATGCAAGCAGAAATTTCGCCGCTGCTGCAAAAACAAGAAAGAAAAATGAGTCAGTCAACACAGATATCGTACAGTACATTTTGAAAACACATGGTGAAAATGCAGTTTATCCATCCGAACATTTCATCGATGCTGGAAACGGATACTGCTGTGTCGTTGCAACAGAATGGCTGTATCAGGCAATGCTGCTGTTGCCGCCCAAACAAAAGGAAGT